GGCGAGCGTCGGGAAGCCGCCGCCGGCCTCTACTGCCGCCGTTGGTCGCAACACCTCGATCGCGGCAAGTCTCAGTGCCTCTGCAGCCAGCATGTCACACCTCCGGCAAGCTCTGATCGGTCGCCAGGATCGCGAGCACTGTGCCCAGGCCGTCCGGATCGAACTGCGAAATAGAGAAGATTGCGCCATCCTCCTCGCGCCGGAGGAAGTAGCCTGTCTTAAGCGGCTTGCCATCCACAAGGCGAATGGACGCCTGTATCTGCAAGCTGCGATTTGCGAGCCGGCCCATGCCGCTCAATGGCTGCGCCTTGGCGTCATTCTCGATCAGCGTGTTCTCGAAGAAGCAGGCCGATGTGAGATAAGGTGGCTCGGAAGCGGAGAGCCGGCGAGAAGCGTTCGGATCTTTTGCAGCGGTCGGGAAAACCGTCACATCCTTGCCGTGAACGCGTTCGACCGTGGAGCGGCTGACCTTCGCCAGCCGCTCGAAGGGGTTGACCATCGGCTTAAACCGTGGTTGCGCCAAGTTTGATCTTGACGGTCGCCGACGGGTTTGCTGCATCCGCAACAGCGATGCCGACAAGGGTATTGCCAGCAGACGTTTTGTTAACGTTCTTGGCGGCAGCGTCCCAGTACACCTTGTCGCCGGTGGCGATGGCGAGGGCGGAAACTTTCGCCATTTCGAAGACGCCTTCGGTGGAGAGTGCTACCTGCTCGCCTTGCGCCACCGTCGCTGCGGCAACGCCGATCAATGAACCGATGACAGCGATATTGCCCGATATAACGCCACCGGCGGGCGCGGCGACGTCGATCGACTTCCCCGGCTGAACGAAATTCTTCATGTCTGAATCCTCTTGATTTCAGGTATGCCCTATGGGGCGATGAAGGAGGGGAGCCCGGCTTAGTTGCCGGGGTCCTTGTAACCGCCACGGAAGTCGATCGCACCGACGCCGAAGTCGTGCTCGACTGTCATCGCGAGACCCTGCGTACCGAACGGCTCGTCGAAGCGGATGCGGGGCGCACCATAGCCATCGAGGAGACCCCACTGATAGACGGCCGCCTCGTCGGGGCTCGCAAACAGATACCAGCCATTTCCCGTGAGTTCCGCAGCAACAACCGGCTCCAGCGTGCCAACATGTGGGTTGACCTTGATGGAGTCGTTTGCCGTGATCGGAGCAAGGTACTGGAGGGCTTCGGTCTCCTTGTCCGGCGACACGAGAAGAATGGAAGGCTGAACATTCATGGTCGCGCCGTCGAGGTTCTTCTGCTTGCGCATTGCCGCCTTGCCTGCGCCGATGCTCGCGACACTGATCGCGGCGCCCGCTGCAGCCAGGTTGTTATGGCTGGCGTGGAACACGACCTGACCGTCAGACAGTTTCGTGTTCGCCGACAGCATCATCGCGTAGAAGGTGATTTCCTCGAAGCGTGCCACCGTCCTGCCGTAACCGCCAAGCACCTCGCCAATGGCATTCAATCGGTCGTTCACCATCATCTGACGGCTGACTCGAATGCCCTTGGCATACGGCGCGACGGCGATCTGCTCCTTGCTCTCGCCGAATGTGCCGAACTTGATCTCGCCCGACTCCGTCATCTTTTCGAGCATCGGGAATTCCCCGATGTTAACAGCATAGTGGGGACGGAAGTCAGCAAAGTCGCGGCGGCGAGCGATGCGGCGATAGGTCGGCTGGGCGAGTGCGTAGCGACGCTCCAGGAGAGTGTTGATCGCGTTGGAGAAGATTGCGGGGAAGTCGCTGGTGCTATGGAAGGCACGAACCAGCATTTCCTCACGTTCGCGAACCGTGCGGATCGCGCCCCGGTAGCCCATAGCAGCCGCAGCAAACTCGACGACGTCATGATTGTCCATGAAGCCACGAGCCTGAGAAGCCTGGTCACCGGTGAGCTGATCAATGCCGCCGAGGCGGAATGCCAGAGCGGTCGTCAGACCAGCCCGACGTGCCTCAGCCTCATCACGAACAACATGAACGCCGCTGGTCGGTGTACGGGCAGACTGTGCGGTCATGTGGTCGAAGGCCTGTGCGCGGAAGGCGTCGACCGCAGTGCCATTGCGAAGGGCCGCCTGGATGGCTTCATTGGTCATTCCAGCACGTGTTCCGATGTCGTAGATGTCGGCGGCACGGGCGCCATCGGAGTTAGCAGCCGGGTTGGCCGGAGGCGTGACAGTTCCGTTGGCGTTCGCCTCTTCCTGCTCGGCCTTACGGATATCGCCCTGCAGCGCATCGATTTCTTCGAGCAGCTTCTTGTGATCTGCCTGGATCGTTCGAGCAGCGTCCGGGGCCGTATCGTCCTTCAGCTCTGCGATCTTGTCGGTCGCCCGTTTCTGCAGGTCAGCAAGATTGGCACGCATGACAACCAGCGGGATGGCGAGGTTCGGGCCATACTCGCGAACCGCATCAAGCAAAGTCGCGATGTGAACTGGAGCGTGCGGCATTGCGGCAAAGGCTTCAGAGACCAGTCCGAAGCTCATCACAAATGCGATAGCGAGCGTGCAGGCTACCGCCAGTACGTTTTTCATCTTCATGGATGTTTTCCTTGAAAGGGCCTTGCCCAGAGGCGTCAGATGGGCGACCGCCGTGGCGGTTTATGGCATGCGGTAGCCTGCGCTAGCCTGCCAATTCCTGTTGCCGCATCTGCATCTCCATGCGCATGCGACGAATTCTGTTGGTGGTAGAAAGATCCGGATCGACCCGGCAGGCAAAAAGAGCGCCCTCGTCTTTGCCGCTTCGGATCTGGGCGCCGGGGTCAGCCGGGATGGGGACCGCCGAGATTTCCCACGGCTCCCAGTCGATCACCCGATGCACCGGCGTGCGGCCTTCGCGCTCGGTCTTTTCGACCGCATGGATGCGGTAGCCGACCGAGATGTTGGTGACACTGCCTTCCTTGATTTTCGCCACGCGGTCGATCGCATCGGCTGCGGTGGAAAGCCTGATCTTGGCGACGCCAATGCCGCCCTCGATACGAGCGGAGCCCTTGACGACTGAGCCGATGACATCAGCAAGGCTCCATGTGCCGTGCGTGTCGAGGAAAGGAGCGCCAGCATTGAGACGATCAAGGCGGATCGCTGACGGCGAAACAACAAGCTCTTCGTCGAACTCTCCATCGATCCAGTTGACACGGCGAACCGCCGCCCCTGTCGTCCACACGACATCGATCGTGTTGTCAGCTTCGTTGAACGATGCGGCCCTCACCTCCGCATTGCGGCTGAGCTGAGGCAGGCGGATGATGTTAGTCATTCTGCGCTCCTTCCGCCGGCGGCGCGGCGTTGGTTCTGGCGCCGTTCGCCGGCCGCCGTGGGTCGATGTCGAGGGGTACATTGTTCGCATCAGCGAACCTGAAGAAGGCATCGAAGTCGGTGACAACTTTTCGCCAATCATGTCCCCAGGCGGAAATGAATGTCTGAGGCGACATGCGACCCGCCCGAACGGCAAGGATGTCCGCCTCCAGATCCTTCTTCGGGTCGATCGGCTCAACGGCCGGCATGATATGATCAATGCGGTAGCCGTCTTTCCGTGGTCGGAGGCGTCCCGCCATCACGGCCAGCTCCTCGAACCGACGGTCAACCTTCGTGCAGACCATTGGTACAAACACTTGCCACTGGATCTGTTCGACCAAACGTCGGAACTCGATCTTTCCGGCCCGAAGCGACGAGTAATTTGCCTGCGTAAGATCGCCGGTCAGCTGGTCGTAGGTGATGCCCGCTCCCGCAGCCATTGCCCAGAGACCGGCCTTGTATGCCTCGCCAAAGACGGACTGCGACGATGGGTTTGCAAACACGATGTCGGATTCGCCGATGTCCTGAATCTGTCCGGGCTCGATGCGCGTGACCTTCGTCCCGTCCTCTTCCTTTTTAGTCACCAGCGGGTTTGCTGCACCCGGTGCCCTTTTCAGGAAGCCGGCGAAGCTCGCCTGCGTCCTTTGCTGGACGATTGCCGCCTCCATTAGGTCTTGGATTTCCTTCGCGTTCAAAAGGATCGGAGCGAACCACGATATCCCACGCAATTGGCCGAGCCGAAGCGGGCGGTAGAGATGGCAGAGATCCTTCCATTCGACGAGTTTCGATCCCTCGCTACCAAACGCAAAGCCGCCGTCACCCGGATGTGTAGCGTGAAGGTAGAGACCCTCTCTGGCGTTCCACTGTCCTAGCTGCACGCCAAGGCGGACATTGTTGTCCTTGCCCAGCAGACTGTCGCGCGAGGTATCGATCAGATCGCCTTCGAGACCCTGAAGCCTGAATGGAACGCTGGAGCCGGCATCTTCCAGCTTGATCGGCAACATGCGCATAACGCTGTCGCCGCCCTCGACCATCGATCGAAGCTGGAGGGCTTGCTGTCCGCCATAGTTCAGCACGTTCTCTATGTCCGACCGCTCCTCCCACTCCTCGCGGAGCAAGCGATATCGGTTGTCGTCGCGATCGGAGCCGGTATTCGGCACCGTCACAATGCCAGTGCCGATCACATGCGAGGTCAGCACATCGAGGATCCGCTGGCCGGCCCAGCCGTTGCGCACGAAATCGCGAGCACGATCGCGCAAGGTGGTGAGCGCACCTCCCACCTCGGTCGTTGCAGACGTGCCGCGACCGCGCCACGCCTTGTTGCGCCGGCCAAACTGGGCAGCCGAGTAGTCGCGCTTTTCAGCCGATCGCAGCAATTGACGAGCTGCGGCACGATTGACGCCCGAGATCGGATCAAAAAACGATATGACCTTATCGAGGACATTCATCAGTAGCCGCCCCGATAATCCACAAAGATCGCGCCGCCACGATCGTCGGCGCCGTCGACCTCTGTCTTGATCAGATCGCGGGCAATCAGCATGTCCTTCAAGCTCTGGTATTCGACTTCATGCGTCTGGAACCGAACCCGCTTGGCGCCGGTGGCGATCGCCGAATTGATTGTGTCCAGGTCTGCTTGCGTCCACGCCATGTTCAGCGATCCCAGAAGGAGGAGGTTTCATCGGAGGAATACCAGCCGCCGTCCTCATCTGGGGGCGGCTGGGCATAGCTTTCGATAGGCTGCGGTGACTTCTGCATTGCTGCCTGCTGCGAGATCACCAACGGTGCAGGAGCGAAAAGATCCGGATCTACGGCCGCATCAGGCAGCCCGCGCATCGATGCGAGCTGCCGCCACTCGTCGGGCATCATTCTGGATATGCCCAAATAATCGCCGAGAGCATCGCCATAGACTTCACAGTCGAGAAAATGGTTTTGCTCGCCGTTTCGAACCGTCCAGACGCGGCGGGTCCGGCCCTTGAATTTCTCGGTACCGAGATATTCCGACGTGATCTGACGGAAATATACCTCGTCCATCCAACCGCCGAAGTGGCAGTAGCCGGGCGGATCGAAGTCTTGTCCAGCGGCGCGGCCGGCCTTGTGAAGGTTGGCGTAGAAGGCACCTTTCAAAGACCAGGTGCCAACACCCCAGACCATGACGCCGTTCCGGATGCGCTGACCGTTGAAGTTGATTTCGACCGGGGACGGCTGACCGATCGCCGGCCGCTGCCATCCATCGAGGCCCTTCAAGGCGAAGGTTGCCGCCTTGCCGCGCGCCCAGGTGTAGACTACGTGCGAGCGGTAGCCCGAGTCGATTCCGAAGGCGTCGACCGCACGATAACGACCGAAGGCATCGGGCCATTGCTTCGTGCGCAGTTCTTCGAGTTTGAGAAACGCTCCGGCATGCGGGTCGTCCGTCGCGCCTTCGATAAAGCCGGCATCGACGCGCCAGGATTGGCGATCGGGCCCGAAAGCCTTGAAGACGTAGTAGATGCCGTTCAACTGCACGTCAGCGGTACCGACAAGCACCAGGCCAAGCGCCGGAATGCGGCCCCGTTGCAGCTCGGGATCGCGACGCTCCATCAGCCTGATATGGTCCGGCGCATCGCCCTTCATGTCGTAAGGCAGACCAAGCACCAGGTTGTAGAACGTCTTCAGCTTCTGAGGATCGTCCTTACACTGACAGAACTCGGCCGCGATCTCGTGCCAGGGCACAAACGGCGAAGA